TGTAACTTTTTGTTACCTGTCTTCTCAAATTCTTTCTTCGCTTGAATCATCTTCTTCTTAAAGATCACACGTTCATCGTAGATCTTCTGCATCATCTTGGGTAGAAATCCTTGGATGTCTTTCCTGTACTGTGCTCTGTTGGCACACACACAGTAATCTCCACTGATTTGTACTTCTCTGTTGAGCAGTCCATCAACACTGGCGGTGGGGTGTCTTGTATCGATGAGGGTCTCAGGCGAAATATTATACTGCATAATGAGATGAGGATACAGAGAGTTAAGGTCAAACGAAACAACCCAATCGTAGAGTCCTGGTTTGGGTTCTTTGACGTATGCTCCTGCGTACTTGTCGTTCTTGGTGCTCTCTTGTCTTGGGGGGACACAGATTTTACGCTCCTTCAGATAGTTATAGATGAGTGTATCCCACATACGAACCTGAGAATAAACATCCTCGAAGTTTACCTTGGCATCGTATGCCATCACGACAGCAAGTTCCAGTAGTTTCATCTTGTGTTCAAGACGATCTACTAGTTCAACGTCAATGATGTTGTATTCAACGAACTTCTGCCAGTCATCAGTATAGAATGCTTTGAAGTTCTCAAACTCACTGTGATCTAACTTACGTTGATCTAGTTCGACAAACGCAATGTGATCCAGACGATATGATTCCTGATTGGTATATGTAAACTTTCGGTATAGATCAAGGTAATCCAGAATGCTTACTCCAAGAATGTTGTAGGACAAATTCCTACGACCCTTGATGTAAACCTCACGCATATTAACTTTGTTCCAAGGTGATAATGATTTTTGCCACTTCTCACCTAGCACACGTTCAATGCGACGACAGATATAGGGGATGTCGTACAGATTACAATTCCAACCAGTCACCACATCAGGAGTGTTCTCTACCCACCAAGAATGGAAGTCAGTCAACATCTCCTGTTCAGTCCAGAAGCAACGATACTCAGTATCAATCTTTGCTTCACGGGTTCCCCAAGTGATGAACTTACCACTAGAAAGATCTTTAATAGTAATAAGAAGCATCTCCTCTTGACACGCTTCGGTATCAGGGAAACCATTCTCGCAAGCAACCTCGATGTCAATCGTATAGATCTTCATCTGCTCAAGGTTTGCCCTCATATCCTGAGGGTATTTCTCTGAGATCCATTGATATACAAATCGTTCGTAACCGTGCACCTCAAAACCTTCAACACCTTTATACTTCTCGATGAACTCACGAGCACGTTTAGCACCGTCTTGTTTGACAGGTGCCATCTTCTCGCCATCAAGAGTCCTCCACTTACCTTTCGGTGATGGAACATACAGCGTTGGTTTGATGATTTCCTTATACGAAATAGGGACACCATCCTCATACCCTCGGCAGAGAATAGCGTCACCTAGCAGTGTTACGTTTGTATAGACTGAACTCAAAGCGCCTTCTTGTAGTTGGTTACGGTCTCTTCAGACGGTTCAACTATAGTCAAAACAACGTCGCTTGTCAAGAAGATGTCACGTTGATCTGTGTAGTAGGGATACTTTTCATACTTCCCATCAGTAATCATCATACAGTCAGAGATAAGGTATGATGGTTCCTCATCTAGTTCTGTGACTGCACCCATTAGGTGCGTGTGATCCTTAAGAAGGATTAGTTTCAGTGGTTGCATTTCCTTTGATACAGGTTTTCCATTTCGATTCCACCTCAGGGTGTGGATTGTAGATTGTAGCGACGTTGCTCAATACTACTAGTGTAGCATTATTTTTGGAAAGTGGAATCCAAGGGAATAGTTCCAAGTTCAAGTCGTTAATTTTTTGTGGTGTTTCTTGGGTACCCTCGAACAACATTTCTGCTGCAGCGTGTAGATTCACTTGATAAGGATCCTTCATAAGGTATCCAATAGGGGAATAGGATTTCTCCTCAGGGTACGCTTCTTGAACATCAGCGATTACGTCCTCGCCATTGATCATTCTTACGATTTTTACGGTCATAATTTTCAGTTAGGGTATTGTAAACACCACGAACAATGTTTGCGAATGACTTATGTACATCCACATTATGTTCATCGTTAATCATTCTAGCATATCCTAGAACCTCGTCAACATATCTGGTTGGAACATCGAGTGTGATCGATTCATAATCGTCGCTCCCCCTCGGAGCGCAGTTCACATAGTGATTCATAAAAAAACTCCATAGAAAAAGAGACCCGAAGGTCTCTTCTGTTGTACATTATGTATGCTACCAGTCATCAGCATATGTTGAGCAGTCATTCTTATTACAGTATTGTTTCACCCAACCGTGAACATCAGTTTCGTAATGAAGATGTGCTTTTGTATGAACAAACTCAATGAACCCTAAGGACCCACCAATGATTAAAATCATATGGACTATTGGGTTCGATAGCAATTTTTTCATTTGTCATAGCGACTACTCAATATTATATACCTTTCTCTTGTGACTGTCAGGTACAATTTTATTAAGTTCTATGGTCAAAAGACCATCTTTGTAATCGACGCTGCCAAGTTTTACATCATCAGAGAGTGTGAATGTCCTTGCAAAGGTACGTTTCGCTACACCTTTGTGTAGGTATCCTCTGTGGTCATCGTTCTTCTCTTTGACTGTCCTGATTGATAGGACGTTAGTTTCTGTTGCGACCTCGAACTCATCCTTTCTGAATCCTGCTAGTGCTACTTCGATCTTCCATTTAGTTTCTGACTCTTTGATCAGGTTGTATGGAGGGTAGGATTTTGTCTCGTGATCTGCTAGTGCTCTTGACTCTAGTCTGTGAAAGATATTGTCGAGTCCGACTGAGTATGACCTAGATGCCTGTAAGATTTTATCTAGATCACTTGATGTGAATTGATTCATTTGTACTGCTCCTTTAAAGCGAGAGTTTGGTGTTGTCCCCGAAGGCGACACAATTATTTATAGTCATAGCAATGGATCACAGGTACGGTTAAAACGGTATCATATGTACAGTTTTCTCGACGCTAAATAGGCTAGATGAATTAATTACCTATTTAAAAAGATGAAAAGAGCAGCGATGCTTTTCGTAATGACTTTGATGACGGCACCTGCATATGCCGATGTTACACATAAACTATCTTCTTCAGTGCAACTCACAGTTGATGCAGCGGCAACCAATGTTCAACGTGTTGGGTCAACTTATAGTATTAGTGGAAACAATGTGACCACACAATACACACCTCAAGGTGGAAGTGCTACATCATCTATTGGTAGTCTTACAGTCTCATCAGGCGTTGGAGCGATTCCAACGTTGTCAGCGACCCAAGCGACTGCAGGGGAAAGTTTCAGCTTTACTCAGTCATTCTATCAAGGGGACGCTTTAGGTGGTGCTGCACCGACTGTTGGTGAAGTACATAACTTCAGTAACCAGACATCGACTGCTGCTGGATCTGCTGGATCTCTTGCTGGTACTGTGGATTCCAGTTCAACCACTGCGGTAACTGCTGGTGGAGCGGGTACAAGTGCTGTGGGTCAATTTGTCAGCGAAGTCACCATCCGATAAATGAAAAGAATAGTTGCTACATTGGCACTGTTATCTTTCGCTGGAACTCCAGTGATAGCAGTGCCTGTGGTGCCTAATTTCACTCAAGGATCGATGACGTCTCACACTGAGACTACTTCTAAGGTGACTGAGACAATAAATTCTATGGACTATGCTACTGGTTGGGTTTACTCAGTAAGTGGTACAAATGTAAAACACGATGGTTCATCTATGACACCAGGTGTCAGTGAACAATCTCAAACTATTGATGGTGTGACTTCAAAATGGACAGGATTAAACGTAAATCAAAAACCAAACTGGACCCAAAATCAAGTGGGCAATGCATTCCAGTTCACAGAAACTTATTCTGGACCAGGACTCCAGAATCAAACAATTATTCAGAGGGTAACAGAGGTAACAAGCGTCACAGACACAACCTCAATCTTCCAACAATAGGAGCACTTACCTTTGCACTACTTGCACCACAGATAGCACACGCATCTGATATTGGTGGTGTGTCTGCTACTGCATCTCCAATCGCGAATAGTTCAGGCTCAGTGACCAATCAGGCAATTCAGGTTTTACAAGGTCCATATATTACTAATACTTATGGGGGTGGTATTCAATGTCAAGGTAGTACACTTAACATCACACCATTTGTCACTGGTAGTGCATCTGGACAGAAACCTTGGGAAGATGAATGGTGGGATAATGTATATGATATGCGTGATCAAGAAGGTGCTACTGATGTAAATGGTGCTGTTACAGGAGATGGAGTGCCCGATAATCCAGGAAATATTTTATATAAAGTTCCTGTAAGAACAGGACAGAAGGATACATATAACCTATCTCTTGGTGTAAGTGCTACGTGGTCTATTCCACTTGATAAGAAAGCACAAAACGATTGTAAGAGAGCAGCAGAAACACAGAATGATATGCAGAGACAACTGATTGCTAACAAGCGATTAGATTTTGAGATCGCGAGATTAAAAAATTGTGGTGAATTGATTCAGAAGGGAATCACCTTCCACCCCAA